TCCTGAAGCACCATGTGCAGCCGGGTGCCGATCTCGATGAAGTCGCCGGCCTTGAGCGCGTCGACCTGGTTGATGGTCCAGCCTTTCGTCAAGACGGCCTCGTCGCCGGCCACGGTGGCGACCCGGACCAGCGGGGTGCCGAGATTCGAGCCGAGCGGAAGGGATCGGTACGGGTCAGCCAGGCGGAAGGTGCCGGCCTTGCCGCGGAGGGACAGGAGGAAGGCTTCCAGCCGTTGCGCCTCGGCCCGGAGGACCGGGAGGAAGGCGACCTCGATCTCCCAGTGAGCGCCGGGGAAGACCTGGATCTCGCGCTTCGCATTGAACGGCCCGCGCTGCTCGCCGACGATGTTCACGGCGCGGAGGGTGACGTCGGTCTGCCCGATGTCGGCGGGGAAGTTCTGGACGGTTTCGTAGATCATGAGCGGGTGAGGTCAGGCGAAGCGGAAGGAGCGGCGGCGGTTGCCGCCCCGGTCGGAGATTTGCTTGAGGGCGGCCTGGGCCTGCTGGCTGGCCTGCTTGGCGATCTGCGCGGCGATGCCCGAGGGCAGGGTCTCGCGGACCATGATCGTCTGGTTGACCGTGGTGCCGCCTCCCATGCCCTGGCCTTTCGTGTGGTCGAGGACGGTCTCGTTCGGGTGGAGGATCGCGGGGAAGCCGCCCTTGCCATCGACCCCGCCCGAGCGGGAGCCCATGCCGGTGAACCCGCCGCCGGCGTAGGATGCAGCCCCGGTGCCGGTGCCACCTGAGAAGATGCCCGAGAGGAAGTTGCCGACCATTCCCGAGCCGTTCCCGCCGTAACCCTTGTTCCCCAGGATTCCGCCAAGGATCGCGGCCTTCGCGGTGATCGCGGCGAGGTCGCGGAGGAGCGACGCGCCGAACTCCGAGATCGAGAGCTTGCCGTTCTTCACGAAGTCATCGATCCCCTTCTCAAGCGAGGAGGTGACCGCCTTGCCGTATTCGTCGAGGATCTTGAAGGTCTGCTTGATGGAGTCGCCCGCTTCCTTCCCGGCCTCGCCGAGCTTCTTCATCGCGCCGGTGGCCCCGCCCTTCCCGCCGCCCCCTGAGCCGCCGGCCGACCCGCCTTCGGCCGATCCGGGATCGATCGCCCCGGTCAGCTGGTTCGCGTAGGCGGTGGCTTCTTCGAGCGAGCGATTGAGCGCCCCGCCGTCCGTTGAGAAGAGGTCGCCCGCGGCGTTCGCGGCCTGCCGGATGTCGGTGCCGGCGTCGCCGAGCTGGCGGTTGGCCTCGATCCCCATGCCCTCGGAGTAGCTGCCGAGCGTGCCGGCCGCGCCCTGCCCGAAGGTGCCGACCCGGCCGAGGCTGACGGCATCCACAGGGAAGCGGTCGAAGCCGCTGGCCCGCCCGAAGCTCGCGTTCGGGATGGTCCCGAAGCTCGTCCCGGCGATCGAGTTCGCGGCGTTGATCACGGTGTTCAGGCCGTTCGCCGTGGCGTTGATCAGCAGCTCGATGGCCCCGATCGCCGAGTTGATCGCGGCGACGAACGAGTTCGCGATCACGGTCGCGAGATCGGCGAAGCCCTGCTTCATGTAGGTCAGCCCCTTCTCGGTGGCTTCGAGCAGCTTGTTGAAAGCGTTCGGCGCGGTGGTGCCGATGGCGGTCACGAAGTCGGAGGCGAAGCCGAGCACCGCGGCACCGGCCCCGGCGAAGCCCGCGCCGATCAGATTGAAGACCGCGCTGAAGGCGTTCCCGATCGCCAGGCTGGCGGAAACCAGCTGGGACATGCCGGTGACCGCGGTCGAGACCCCGCTCTCGATCTGCTGGCCCATGGTCTCGCCGTTCCGGCCGGTCTGCAAAAGCTGCTCGGCCACCGCGGCGATGGTCGGCGCGAGCTCGGCCCCGATCTTCTGCTTCGCCGCTTCCGCCACGAAGGACAGCGTGCCGATCGCGTCGTTGGCGCGGTCGACGTTGTCCCCGTCGATCTGCGAGAGGGAGAGGCCCAGCTCGTCGAGCAGGCCGCGGGACTCGCGGAGGCTTTCCGCCCCATCGGCGACCAGGGTCAGCGCGGTCTGGCCCGACTTGCCGAAAACTTGCATGGCCAAGGCAGCGCGGGCGGCCGGATCCGAGATCCCGCCGAGGCCTTCGATGACCTTCTCGAACAGCTCGGCCGGCTTGCTCTGCTGGATCTCCTCGACCGAGACGCCGATCGCCCGGAAGGCCTCGATGGTCTTGTCGGATCCGGTCCCGAGCTTGATCTCACCGGCGGCCTTGTTGAGCTTGCCGAGGATGCCCGTGAGCGCCCCGGCCTCGATCCCGGCATTACCCGCGGCGAGCTGGTAGGCCTGGAGGTCGGAGATCCCGATGCCGAGGCGGATCGATGAATCCCGCAGGGAGTCGGTCAGATCGTTCGCCCGCTGGATCATGGACGCGAAGCCCTTCAGCGCGGCGCCGCCAGCCAGTCCCGCGAGGGCCGGGCCGACGAGTTTCCCCATGCGGGAGAATGCGCCGCCGAGCTTGCCGACGTCCCCGGTGATCTTGCCAATCGTCGCGGCCGTCTTGTTCTCGGCCGAGATGATGAACCTTGCCTCGCGCTTCTTTGCCATCGGCTTGCCTGTCGCGGCTCACTTGGAGCCTTCGAGGACGCGGGGGAAGCCGTGGTAGTTCAGCCACGAGAAGAACTCGCCAGCCGGCATGGTGCGGACATCAGCCAGCGGGCGGCCGGTCTGGTCGGCGACGAAGTAGAAGGGCAGCAGCAGCGGCCGGCCCTTGGCGGTCACTTTTTTGCGACCTCTTCCGCCTCTTCGGTGGGGGCTTCCTTGCCCAGCTCCTCGACGAGCTTCGCGAAGATCGCCGGCGGGGTCTTCCTGGTCAGCACCTCGACCGGGTTCGCGCCGCCACGGACCAGCGGGAAGGCCAGGGTGCCGTCCTCCAGCTTCACGGTCTCGACGATGACCTCGGCAAAGAGGCGGGCCTGATCGGCGGGCTTCGCGGCCTTGGCGGCGGCGACGTATTTGAACGTCTGCTCGGCATTCAGCGGGGCGAAGGTGAGCAGGAAGGGGAAGCCCTCGATCTCGACAGCGCGGGGCTTGAGGGTGTCGAAGTGGTTCTGGAGGAAGTCGAGCGGGCTGGCTTTGGTGGACATGGTGTTTGGTGGTTGGATCTGAAAACGAAAACGGCGGCCGATACCCGGGCCGCCAGCGGGGGAGAGTCAGGGGCGACCGGTCAGGCGATCGCGGTGTCGGTCCAGGTGCCGTCGACCGTGAAGGTGTTGGTCTGGGTGATGACGCCGGCCACCTCGGAGGCGATGCCCACGGAGGCGATCAGGGCGGTGCCGCTGATCTTCCGCTTCCCGGTGGTCGTCAGGCGCGGATAGAGGTCGAAGGACACGCTCTTGCCGACGTCGTCGGTGCGGAGCAGGTCTTGCGCCCCGGCCGTGCCGTCTTCCTGCCACTGGTGGGTGGCGGTGAAGCTGGCCGACTTGGTGCCGAGCGACTGGGCAGCGAAGCCGCCGGCCGCGCCGGATCCGCCGTCGCTGTTGCTCTTCATGACCCGCGTGTCGAGCGCGGAGATGTCAGCCTGGGCCGAGAACTCCCAGCCGGTCAGCATGGGGATCTCCAGCGTGCCGCCGATCTTGATGATGCCGTCTTCTCCTTTGATGGTTGCTCCTGCTGGCATGGTCGTAGTGGGTGAGTGGTGGGGTGGTTAGGCGATGGCCTCGGTGAATTCAAAAAGGAAGGTGGCGTGCAGGTCGGCCCGCTTGCCCTTGCTCGCCGGGTCATGGGCGACGTTCGCGGACTCCAGGTGGACCCCGGAGATCACGCCGAACTCGCCGGCGCGGCGGGCGACTTCGACGGCGGCTTCGAGATCGTTCAGAAGCTCGGAGCCCTTGGCCTCGGCGTCGGCCGCATCTTCGAGGAAGAGCGAGACGTTGACCCGCTGGTCGCGCTTGCGGATGCCGCGGCTGGCGGCCGGTTCGCTGTCCACGCCCTGGAGGTAGACGCTGGCCTCGTTGCCCTTCTCGACCTTGTCGAGCTTGTGGGCCGAGACGTCGTCGGTGGTGAAGCCGGGAAGGGCTGCCACGAGGGCGACCATCTTGGTGCGGATTTCGATGCGTAGGGCAGGCATGGGATCAGGGGAGATGAAGGAGGAAAGTGCAGACCGCGCCATCGTCGGCGACGCGGTCGAGGATGTGGTAAACGGTCGAGCCGATGGTCAGGGTGTCGGCTTCGAGGAAGGCGGTCACCTCGGCGGAAGGACAGGTGAAGTGCCAGGCGACGGCGGATCGGGTGGTCTCGCCGGAATCGCGCTGTTCGGTGGCGTTTTCCAGCAGGCCGCGGACCTCGACCGGATCGCCCGAGCCGTCTTCCTTCGCGAGGCTGGCAACAACTCCAGTCTCAAACAGCACGGAAGACGGCTCGGCGAGGGTCATCGGGGTGGAGGATCAGGCGTCGGCCTTGTCGGCCTTGCCGGCTTTCTCGGGCTTCGGCGCGAGTTCCGGGTCGGTGGTGAAGCGGCCGGATGCCATCAGCGAAGGCATCTCGGATTCGTCGACGGTGAGCTTGGTGCCGGGAAGGACGCGCTGCGAGTCGTAGCGGGTCTGACGGAGGGCGTAGAGAGTGTGCTTGGCCATGGTGTGTTTTTGCGTTCGGTGGTCAGGAAAAGGGCGGGCCTGCCGGGATGGCAAGCCCGCCCGAGAGGCTTACAGGTCTTGGATCGCGGACCAGCGTGCGGCCTGCGGGATCTGGATGTCGCAGTCCTGGAAGGCGCGGAGCACCTTGCCGCCGGTGTTGGCCTTCGTCGCGGTGTCGACGGCCAGTTCGAGGCCGCCCCACATCCCGACGTAGACCGAGGCACGGTCGCCGAACAGGATCGCGGTCTTGTTGGTGCCGACTCCGAGGTTGTCCGGGACGAGGTTCGACTCGTTGACCGGGCGGCCTTCGCAGTAGAGGCGACCATCGGGGCCCCACTCGGCGACGCGCCGGGCATCGCCGGCCACGATCGCCGTGCCGCGCATGATGCCGACACCGCGGGAGCTGGTGAAGAACTCGCAGTTGGCAAGCGGGGCATTCGCCGCGCCGACGTCCGTGCGCAGCTCGATGAGGTGCGCGAGGGTCAGGCTGGACGAGCTGGCGACGTCGCCGATGCCGGCGGTGTTCAGGATGCCGCCTGGCTGCGAGGAGCTGGAAGCGCCCACGAAGGCCTTCTTCTCCATCCCGAGGGCGGCACCGCGGCGAAGGTTCGCGGCGACGATGCTCTCGATGTTCGGGGTGGTCTGCTTCAGCGACCGGCGGGTCATCGGGATGCGGGCCGCGATGGTCTTGAAGCGGAACTGGATCTGCGAGGCGGTCCAGGTGCCTTCGGTCGGCTCGACGTCTTCGCCGACCCAGTAGAAGAGGGGGTTGGTGAGTTCGATCGGGATGTCCACGTCACCGATCAGGCCGGGGAGGATGGTGGCACCGGCGAGCAGCACCGTGGCCTCGCGGAGAGACTCGATGTACATGTCGGCCATCAGGGCCTCGGGGACGAGGTTCGCCGAGTTCGTGGAGCCGGCCGAGACGCTGATCAGCGTGCGCTCGCGGTCGCTCAGGCCCATGCGGGCGGCGACGGCCGGGTCGCGGGGGAACCAGCCGCGGAGCAGGATGTCGGTCGGGATGGTCATGCGCTCGCCGCTGCCGTGGCCGTTGGCCTTCTGGGCGGCGACGGACACCTCGCGCTCGAACTCGTAGCGTTTCGGGTCGTTCTCGTTGAGGCCGTCGAGCACGTTGAGCAGGGAGTAGCGGCGCTGCTCCTTCTCGGTCAGGCCGAGCTGGGCGGTCGTCACCGGCTCGGTGCGCTTCATGTTGCCGAGGACGTGGCCCTGGAACTCGGCCAGGCTCTCGCCCTTGTCGATGGCTTCCTGGGCACGGGCGCTGAAGTCGCCCATGTTGGTGTCCTTGGCGCGGCCGGCGGCTGCGGTGATCCCGGCGACGCGCAACCGCTCGGCGGTCACGGCATCAGTGCGGGCCTTCTCGTGCTCCGTGACGGAGATCGTTGCGGTTTCGGTCGGGGTGCTCATGGTGGTGCGTGATGGAAATTCGGCGGCTGCCTTGTCTTCGAGGAACCTGACGCGGCTCTTCAGAGATTCGTCCTCGGCGCGGAAGCCGGCGGCGGGATCGGCGGGGATCGACACGAAGGAGACCTCCTTTGGCTCCCAGTCGGTGACGCGCCAGGTGGTCGAGAGGACTTGCCCGGTGGTCGGGTCGGACTCGCGCTTGTCGATCTTCTCGTCGTGGATCCGGTAGCCGACCGAGACGTTGCGGATGATCCCGTCCTCGATGTCCTTGATCAGCTTCGTCTCGCTCGACGACATGCGGACGGTGACCTTCAGCTTGCCGTCCTCGACCTTGGCCGACTCGACGACTCCGCGCTGGTCGTTGCGGTCGTGCATCCAGAGGACCGGCGCGTTGCCGGATTGGAACCAGCCGGCGCGGACGGCGTTCAGCGAGTGGTCGAGGATCTCGAACATGCCGCGCCACATCTCGACCGGGCCGTCGGTGCTGGCGATGAACTCGAAGCGGACGGCAGCGTCGGCAGCTTCGCCCTCGGCGCGGATGCGGGTGAAGCTGCCGGGAAGGGATCGGGTCTGGATACCCGCGGGACGTTCAAGCGTGTCGCTCATGCCCCGGCCTGTCGCGGCTCTCGCTATGGCTGCGCTTCGGGATCGGGCGCGGGCGGCGGTGGCGTAAGATCCGCGACGACGAACGCGCCGTCGATCACTTCGAGCGTGCGGCCCTGCGCGGCGAGCTTTTCCCCCACGCTGCGGACATCGACGCGGCCAAGGCTGCCCGCGGGTTTCCCCGTGGTCGCTTCCGATGCCTCGGCCACTAGGTTGAGCGCGTCGCCGGTAATGCCGTGCGCCTCGAACTCGGCCATGCGCTGGTCCATCGGGCGGGCGTTCAGCCACTCGTTGAGTTCCGGCGTCGGCAGGTCGAGCGCGTGGCCGGTGATGCGGTTGGCCAGCACGATGGCGTTGCGGAGGTGCGCGGCGAGAGCGCTAGCATCGGCGGCGATGCGGGCGGTGACGGATTCGGTTGGGGTGAGGAGGGACATGGCTAGAGTTCGGTGACGGTGATGAGTGATCCGGCGAGCAAAATTGTCGCGTTCACTCCGGGAGCGTTTTGCGCCCATTCCAGCGATAGGTTTCCGGCTGATGCAAGCACGTCTGTGTAGGCGGCACCAGAGATGGCGCGGTTTTGGTTGTGGCCTGCTGCCGCTTGCAACGTGAAATATCTCATCCCTGCCGGTGCGCCTGATGCGGAAGTGGAAATCGCCCCTCCTGCTCCGTTGCCCCAGGTTGTCACGGAGACGCCTCCATTCATGTTGGGAACCGTGACGCGAGAAGACAAGGGAAGCAAAAGCCTCACCTTACCCCCTTCGGTGGAGGGAACGTAAGCGGGAACGTAAAACTCGATCTTGTAGGATTTTCCTGCTGCGAGCGGGATGTCCTTGAGGTGCGAATCGACCGTGTAAGTCGATCCGGTTGTAGCACTCGACCTGCTTTCGTCGGACGGTTTCGTGAATGTGCGGATACCCAGCGTCGTCCTCGCCGCTGCCGCCGTCGCCGCCCCAAACAGCTCCGAGCCGGTCGTGCCTGCGCCGAGGGCGATGCGGGCGTCCGATGCGGTGGTCGATCCCGTGCCGCCGCGTTCGAGCGGAAGGGTGCCGCCGGTTCCTGCGGTCAGGAAGCCGCCGTTGGCGTTGACGGCGACATTCAGTGCGTCCGACACGTAAAACCCCAGACCGATCATATCAGTTGGCGACAAGCGCCCATACTGATCCGCAGCCAGAGCAATGGTGCCCGTAAATGGCGTAACTGGCACCAGCGTCGGTGGGTCAATGGTCAGAGTGGGCGCGCCCGTCCCGGTGCTGATACCCCATGTGGGTGGCATGATCTTCCACGGTTCGTCCGTGGGGTCATTGACGGTCGCGATGTATGTATCCACGCCATCAGTACAACCAAGATACCAATCGAAACCATCAAACTGCAAGTGGCTTCCCGCTGGTCCCAGCCACTCGCGTCTTCCGTTCAGTAGAGCCGGTTGCTCAACAAGGGGGCCGGGGAACGCGGGCGTGGTGCCGGTGACGGCGATCGACGACAGGCGCGGCAGGTAACCCGACAAGTCTTGGTCCCCGGTATTCGAGCCGCTCACGCTGGCGCTCGCACCGATGGTCAAGGCGTTCGCGCTCGTCAGCATGGCGCGGCCATTTGCCGTCGTGGTCAGCGCGGCAATCGCGGTCAGGTCGGCGTCGAGCGGCTGCTTCCCAGACAGCGCGGAGGCGAGCGGCGTGTTGATCGCGGGGAGATCGGCGGTCGTCTTGTCAGTGAGCGCGGCGAAGGTCGTGGCCCCGCCGCCAGCGCCAGCCGGGCCGACCCGGCGGGTGATCGCCCGCGGCGTGATGACGGTGCGAATGATCGTGCGGGTGCTCATGCCTTGCGGGTGGCTGGGGTGATGACGAGGAAAGGCTCGGTGGGAATGATAATGTCGACCCCGCCATCCGGCCGGTCGGCGAGAACGTCCCAGACAAATGCGCCCTCGGTGAGCGCCCAGGATTGCTCGTCGGTGAGGGCGATCAGCACCTTGTCCGGGGAGCCGCTCTTCAGGGTGATGCGGGCCGAAAGGTCGGTGACCAGAGAGCCGCCGGTCATGCGGACCTCGGCGCGGAAGGTGAAGCCGGTGAGATTGTCGGGAATCCCGGCCGGCGTGGTGACCGCCAGCTCCGCGAGGTAGGAAACCCCGCGGGTGATTTCGGTGCGTTCGGGCATGTGTCAGCCTGTCGCGGCTCTCGCGGGAGACCCGGCCCGCGTGGCAACCAACCAGGAAACACGCGAGCCGGTTCAGTGGACGGAGAGGGGAACACTGCCAAAAACCCCGTCCGTCCTCCCGGAAATCACTCTTCCTCGGTGTCGTCCTCTTACTCGTCCTCTTCGGCCGGCTGGGCGGGCTGCTTGTCGCCGGCCTTCTCGGAGGCCTGGACGACGACGCCGATCCGGTGCTCAAGGCCGCGCTCGATCATCATGGCGTTCTCCAGCGCGAGGTCGTCGAGCACGTCCTCGATGTCCTCCCCGGTGCGCTCGGCGATGACCCGGCTGCGGGTGGTAAGGCCGAGGGCGATCGCTTCCTTGTGGGCGAGCACTTCCTTCTGGGGATCCACCCAGTCCCAGCCGCGGGCGAGGAAGCGGTATTCGTCATTATCAAGGCAGGCGTCGAGCTTGCGGCCGTCGATCGGCGTCTCGGCATTCATGCGGAGGATCCGCGCCCACTCGCAGAAGTAGGGCTCCTCGTGGTGGTCGATGACGAAGGCCTGGAGGGCTCGCCAGACTCCGCGCTGTTCGAGATCGCCGGCGCGGATCGAGCTGTAGTTGACGCCTTCGAGGTTCTGGGAGATCGCGTGATAGGCGCCGCCGACGCCGGCCGCGAGGCCGCGAATCATGACCTTGGTCATCTCGCCGAGATTGGCCGGCGGGAACTGCGGATCGTAGGGGACGGCCTTGATGCCGCGGGGCAGGGCTTCCCATTCACCGGGCTCGACGTTGCGGCGAAGGAGATCGGAAGTGTCCCCGCCGTCCTCGTCGCTCTCGCCGGGGAGGGCTCCCTCGTAGTCCTCGGCGACCTCGTAGAAGCCGCCCTTCGCAGCGGCTCCGCGGCTGGTGGTGATCACCGCTTCCTCGAACTTTTGCAGCATCTGGGCGCGGATCGCGGAGGGCGCGAACCAGGAGACCGAGCGGGTCTGACCGGGGAATTCCTTCAGGAAGGTGAGGCGAGCCTGGGCCGCGGTGTAGCGGGTGTGGGTCGGCTTGCGGAGCGTCGCGAAGTTCAGGTCGGACGGGTGGTGATTGAGAACCCAGTAGGCGACGTGAGCCCCGTGCTCGTCGATCTCGACGCCCATGCGGACGCGGTTCCCGTTCGGCAGGAGTTCGTTTTTCGTGCTGTCGATCAGGCTGGAGTCGACGATCCGGGAGGCGAAGCGGTAGCGGTTCCCGTGGCCGGGGAAGTAGATTTCAAAGACCTCGCCATCGGTCGCGAGGGTGCGGATCCACAGGTTCCCGATCTCCCGGCCGGTCATGCCGCGGCAGGTCGAGGGCGCGTTCTTCAGCTTGTTCGCCCGCTTCCAGTGGGCTTCGAGCTGCTGGTTGAAGGCCTTGTCGAGGGATGCCCCGGCATAGCGGCGACCCTGGAGCGTGAAGCCGTTCGGGCCGACGACGTTGCTTTCGAGCAGGCGCAGGAACTCGCGGATGTAGTCGTTGTTCCGGGCGAGGTCGCGGCACCGGCCCTTGATGCGGTCGAGGTTGAAGTAGAGCGCGGCGTCGGGCGAGACGTTGAGCGTGTCCCACGAAAGCCAGTCGCTCGTCGAGCCGGCCGAGTAGAACCGGCGACCGGATCGGCCAAGGCGCGGAGCGGAGCGGACTTGGTCGGCGGCTTCGTCGAACCGGCGCGGCGGGATCTCGGCCCGGGTCAGGCGAACGACGGGCTCGGTCGGAGCCGGGTCGGCACCGCGGCGGAAAAGGGTGGGCAGGTTCATGGGGTGAATCGGGTGCCGATGCGCTTCCACCGGGAGTTCTTCGGCTTGAGGCCGAGTTCCTTTCGCTCGGAGTCGATCTTGCCTTCGAGATACCGGCGGTGGTCGCGGAGGTCTGCGAGGCTCATGCGCTGGATCTGGCGGGATCCGGCCTGGGTCTGGATGGTGTAGGAGGCGACGCCTTCGCCGGCCAAGACCGCGGTGATCGCAGCGTTGACCGCGGCCAGCTCGGCTTCGAGCGCGGTGGCGGCGATGGAGGCGGCGGCGGGATCGGGCTTGATCGCCAGGGCCGATTCCTTGGCGACGGCCCGCTCGGTGCCACTCGTGACCGTGACAGTCAGGTCATAGAGCCCCGGCGGATAGGCCGCGGTGATGGCCGGGAGGATGGACCCGGTGTGGCTGGACCCGCTCGCGCCGAGAACCTTCGTGAACTTGCTCGACCCGCAGCGGAGATGCACGGTCGCGACCCACGTCGGGGCCGGGTAGTCGGCGAACGCGAAGTCGAAGTCGAGGGTGTCCCCCGCGGTGGTGCTGTATTCGGCCGCCATTGGGCAGCCTGTCGCGGCTCACCCGGCCCACCATCCGGCCCGGCGCTGTGGCCGGCGGGCGGGGACGGCCCGCTTCGCAGTCGCGGCGGGCTTCTCCTGGGGCGCGGGCGGCTGCTCGGCGGGTGCGACATCCCGCGCGGCATCCGGCGCGACATGCCGAGCCGGCCGCTTCAGCTCGTAGGTGCGGCCCGAGCGGAGCTTGCGCGAGGCCATCGGCAGGGAGCGCAGGGCGGCGAGCGCGTAGACCCGGACGTCGAGCGGTTCGTTCCGCGCCTTGTCGATGCCCTTGCGCTTCTTCCACTCGACCCGGGGGGTGCCGCTTTTCCAAGTGACGATCTTCTCTTCCGAGGTGAGGCCCGAGAAGTATTCGCGGGAGTAGGTCAGGGGGAAGTGCATCTTGCCGCGGGTCTCGGATCCCTTCGCGAGCCGGGAATAGATCGCCTCCTTCGCGGTGTCGGTGCCGACGATGGCGAGGCGGATCTTGCTCTTCTTCTGGGCCGAGAACCGGGCGAACACCGGCTGGCCGACCGTCGAGGATCCCTTGCACGCGTAGATGTGGCGGAACTGCTTCCCGCGGACGAAGCTGTAAACGTCGTCCGTCCGGTGACCGCCCGAGTCGATGAACGCGGCCGAGACGGTGAGCGTCTTCCCGTCCTCGCGGGTGAAGACGGACTCGGCCAGGTAGCGGTCGAGCTTCTCGCGGGTAGCCTCGTCGGCCGGATCCCCGTCGATGGTGGCGAACTCGATCGACCACGATTCCTCGCCGAGGCCCCATCCCACGGCCTCCAGCTCGAAGCGGTCGTCCTGGGTATCCACGCCGACCGTGATCACCTCGACCGCGTTCGGCAGGCGCTGGCCGTCGTAGTCCTCGCGGGATTTGAAGAGGGCTTCGTGGTCCACCTCTGCGGTCTGGAAAACGTAGGATTTCCCGAAGAGGGTGTTGGTCACGACCTGCTCGGCCTCGGGATCTCCCTTCGCGGCCTGCCACTCGTCGGCGATCTCGCGCCAGCTTTTGAAGGGCGAGTAGATCGACCAGATGCGCCAGCTTCGGATCTCGGAGGAGTCGGGCGCTTTCGTCGGGTGCCAGTAGGCCGAGCCACCGGCCTTCGCGTCCCTGATCATCATGAACCGCTCGTGCTCCTCGATCCACCCCTCGCAGCTCGGGCACTTGACCTGTCCAAAGTGAGGGTCGGCCGGATCGTCCTTGGCGAAGTGCTCGACCTCGATGGCGAAATGCTGGTCGCACCTGGGGCACGGCACCCGGTATTCCCGGCAGTCGCCCGAGGTGAACCCGCGCTCGATCCGGCTCGCGCCTTTCACCGTTGGCGTGCCGGTGCCGAAGAAGAACTTCTCGGGGAAGGTCTCTTGCCGGCGGCGAGCGAGGCCGATCGGGTCGCCCTGCTTGCCTGAGTTGCGCGGATATTGGTCGACCTCGTCGGCGAAAACCTTCGCGATCGGGCGGGACTGGAGGCCGCTCGGCGAGTTTGCGCCGACCAGTTGCAGGAGGCCACCCGGGAACCGCTTGTGCCGGATCGTGTTGCCGCTCTTCTTTTCCCGCGGGTCGAGCTTGTCCCGAAGGCGGGGCGTGTCGCGGAACATGGGCTCGAGCCGGTCCTTCGAGTAGTCCTCGGCCAGCTCGATCGTCGGGAGCATGAAGAGCATCGGGCACGGGTCGCAGTCGACGAGGTAGCCGACCAGGTTGTTCATGTTCTCGGAGGCTGTGACCTGCGAGGATTTGATGAACCACGCGGCCGCGATCGCCGGATCCTTCACCGTGTCGAGGATCTCGCGCATGTAGGGCGTGCGGTTGATGTCGAAGTCCCCGGGCTCGGCCGAGGATTCAGGGGAAAGCTTCCGGTGCCGGTTCGCCCACTCGCTCGGGAGCAGGTTCGGCGGGGGCATCAGCCGGCCGAGAGCGCGGGAGCGGAGGAGGTCAATCATCGGCTTCCTTCCCGGTTGCCAGGGCGGTGAGAGCCTTGTGGATCAGGTCGTCGATCATGGCCTTGACCGTGCGCCCCACCTTGCCGCCGATCATCGCGCCGACCTTGCCGCCGATCGAGAGGAGCTTGCCGCGGACGATGTCCATGATCGAGCCCCACGCGGCCTCGACCGCCGAGGCCTCGACCAGCTCGCCGCGGCGGGTCGCGTTCTTAGTTTCCTGCTCGACGATCTGAAGCTCGATCAGGCGATCCTTCGGGCTTTGTCGGGAGGGGCTCGGTGATGCCGCGGCGACCTCGCGGGCGGCGTACCATTCGACGACCTCCATCATGTGGAGCCGATACTCCTTGCCCTCGCGGTCGTGCGGGCATCCGGCGTCGCACCATTCGCGAATCCTCTTCGGGTATTTCCCGAGGAGTCGAGCGGTCTGGGCCAGCTTCAGCGTTCGGTTTCTGGTGATCGTCACGGTGTGGGTGTTACCCCTTCAGGAAAAATTTGTGCCTAGCGAAATTATGCGGGCTTGTCGCGCCCGATGGGGGGGTGCCTTGGAAGGACCCAAACCCACGGGGGGTGGGGGCGGGGTGCCGGGCCTGATCGGTGCCTTCCGCGTTGCGTGTCATCGGGTTCGGTCGTGGCTTGACAGGTTGGTTACCCTT